TGCTCATTGGTAGCTGCCCCATTTCTGTGACGAGAGAAGCGATTCCACAGCAAACTCAAGCGGCTTGCTGATGCTGCCCACGAGCACCGTGCTGCGGCTTTCGTACCAGTGGCCAACCAGCATCAGGCAGGCGTGGCGAATGGCGGCAGGCACGCTTGAGCCAGCGGCCCCGTAGCCGGCCCACCACGTCACGCTGATGGCGTTGTCATCCATGAGATGCGGCGGCCACGTCTGGCCATACAAAGTCTTCACCGCCCCTGGCGTGCTGCTGCGGTCCACGCGGTAGCTGGCCGTGGTGTATGTGGCCGTCGTGCCGTTCTCGTAGGTGAACGTAAGGGCCACTGCTGTGGTCGTGCCGGCCGTCGCCATGGGCGGCCGTGGTAGCTCGATGTCGTGAGTGCCGTCTGGCGGAAACGAATCAAACCGCATCACCCACTGCGTATTGACCAGCGTGCGGTCTAGGTACTGCTCGCACCACTCGCGGGCTGCCGTGATCAGCGTGCCGATGTAGGCGTCATCGCCACTGGTATCAACCCGCAGATGGGCCTTAGCTTCCGCGAGCGTGACGGGCTCAACGGCTGGCGGCGTCTGTCGAGTCAGGCTTCGATACTGCACGGCGGCCTCTTCGCTTTGGGGTGGCGTCTGCGGTTTCTGCGTCGTGCTGTAGGGCAGCCGTTTCAATCAGCGACGGCTGGTTGTCTTCCACCGCGACACGCTGAGCGAGCAGCTGCGTGGTGATGCCGCCAGGAAGCTCAGCCACTTGCCCCTTGCGGTAGCCACGCCACGCGCGGGTAAACATAATCTTCGGCATTAGCCCACACTCCATGCAGATTCTGGCGGCTTGCCGGTGTTCGTGAACTCAGTAGTCCACTGAAAAACAGGGGCGGTAAGGTTCTTGCCGGGCCACGTCACGACGTACTCACCATGGCCTAAAACGACACGCGGCGAGACGAAGACGCGGTTGCCGCTGTCTCGCCAGTTCCGCCACCACCAGATGTCTGGATCGGTGCGGCCATCGTTCCACCCGCCTTGCGGGTCTGGCTTGCTCCAGAACCACGGTTTCTTTGTTCTCTTGAGTGCCGCCGTACTGATGACGGTGCAGCCAAAGTGTGCCGTGTCCACTTCCTGCACGGGCTCCGAGAACCATTCTTTGGGCACCTGCGTGTGCCCATCATCTGGCGGATTGTCCAGCGTGCCCTTCAGCGTCAGCATCGGGCGGCCGTCTTCACGCTTGGTCTGCATGCCAGTGATGGCGTCGCACTGAAACGTCATCGCCATGGCGAACAGCTGCTCAACGTCCTGCTTGGTGAAAAAGGTGTCGTAGTCGATGGCCAGCAGGTACTCGCACGAGTCGATGAACTGCTCCATCACGCGAGTGTTCACCTGATCCCAGAACGCACCCGTGCCCATCGTGGGGCGAATGCCAAGCGGCATCAGGGCCTGGGCCCAGGCGAAGTGGTTGGACGTGAACGAGAGCCGTGGCATGGAGAGCACGGCCTCCACCCTGATGTCAACTTCGGTGCCACCGACTTTGACTAGCATGCGTTCCTCAAGAAAGAGAGCGGGCGGCCCCGTTGTGGAAGCCGCCCGCTCAAGATTGCACACTCGTCAAGCCGTTAGGCTCACGCACCCACCAGCCCGATCATCGGGCCGGCAACGGTGTCGGTGCCCAGATTTGCATGGGTGATTGCAACCCTCGCAACTGCGCGGATCACCGTCTGGTCGCTGAGGAAGTTCACCTGATCGCTGCTGGCGATCTCGATGGCCTGGCGGATGCCGTAGTAGGAACTGTTGGCCATGTTGCCGTACAGCGCCATGATGGCACCCGTCGAGTCCGCACCGGCCGGCAGGCGGTCGGTGAGGACGACTTCCGAGCCGAGGAACGTCGGACCCATGCCCTGCGACAGACCCACCGAACCGCCCTGGGCCAAGTCAAGGTTCTGCATGCACGCCGCAAAGAAGAACGGCGAGCAGAACCACTTGGCACCGGCACGCGAGTGCTGCGGAACCCTGGCCATCATGGCCAGCAGGTTCGCCTTGGTCACCTCGTCGGGCGTGTCACCGGCAGCCGTCACGAGCGAGGCGGCGTAGGTGGCAGCAGACGCCGCCAGCAGGCCACCCGTGTAGGTCGTGACGAGCCCGGCAACCGCTGGGGCGTTGCTGGGGTTGCCGCTCCACGCAGCCTCTTCCACGGCGTTGCTGAGCGTCAGGGCGAGCTCGGCAGCGATCCAGTCGGCGATCGACACGATGGAGTCCTGCAGGAGCTCGCTCGCAATCGTCACCGCACCCGTGACCTTCTTCGCAGTCAGAGTGACCTGATTGGAAGTTGGGTCGCTGGCAGTGATGGCCGAGTTCTCATTGATCCAGTACGCGGTCGCACCGGCCGTCCGTCGCGGGAACAGCAGCACGTCGCTCGGCATCACCACGTTGGTGGCGTTCTGAGCAAAGGCCGAGTACTGGTCCACGAGCCGAATGACGGTCGAGGAGAGCACGTCAGGCACGAAAGCCGCGCCCGTGGTGCTGCCGGTCGAGCCTTGGGCACGAGCCTCAACGCCGTGATCTTGGCACCACCGCTTGGCGTCGGCGTCGCCGCCCTTCGCCTTGAACCACATGCCCACCGAGTAGGCGTCCTTGGCGTTCTCAAACGCACGGAGCCGGCCCGAGAACGGCACCGCCTCAACGCGGACCTTCTCGCTACGCTCTTCGGTCACTTCGGGAGCCGGCGTGCAGCGGTCAACCACGCTGCGGAGATTCTTCGCCGACTCGGCCACCGACTTCTCAAAGTCGATCCGCTTGGCCAGCTTGCCGGCCTCGGTGTTCATCGCCTCGAGTTCAAGATCGCGCTCGGCAATCTTGTCGGCATCGGTGCTCTCGATCGCACGCACGGCGTCGATACGGTTGGCGAGGTTTACGGCCTCGTCCTGAAGCTTCTTGAGGTTGTCCACGTGGTATATCTCCGCCGGCGGTATTGCCGATGGATTCCACTGTGCCTCTAGCGTGCCGGCCTCTTGCAGAACCGGACTTCCGAAAGTGTTGTTTTCACAAACACCACGCCGCGAGCGCCGCACCTTGGGCAGCGCATGTAACGCTGTCTCTCTTCGCCGCATGCGCGGCTTGAGCGTGTCCGCAACTTCTCGCCGCAGGTGCAGCGGGCCTCAGACATTCTTGAGCCTTAAGGTGGCAGCCCAGGCGGCGGCGACGCCCCGCAAGGCCGAACGCGAACTAACCGCCCGAACTGCCGGCTCTTCGGCGCACTGCGATGCAATCCATGCTTCGTAGGAACGCATGGCGACGCTGGCAGACGTTGACGGGTAAGCAGGCGTGAGCACTGGGCCAACGTCATACAGCCCGCTCACCTCGCGGATCTGGCGGATGGCTTGGCCACCGTCGCCAGTGCGGAACGCTTCCCCGTCTTTTCCAACCGTGAACGCGAATGAACTGCCAGCCACGTCCTTGCGGGCGATGAGTTCCAGAACGTCGGCACGGCTCACGGGCGGAGTGACCACGTACCGCAGCCCCTTGCTATCGCTGGAGAGTTCCAGTGTGCCGCTTGAGGTGCGACCGAGCACGATGTTGCTGTCATGGTTGAACAGGGCCACCACGTCCTGCTTGCCACGCTGGCGGCTCAGCACCTTGTCAAAAGCACCCGGCAGGATTTCTTCCTTGAACCCGCCCAGGTCAAGGCTCATGCGGTTGTACACAGCGGCGTAGCCTATGATTGCGGCCCGGCCGTCAGCACGCTGCTCAACGATGAGCTCGTCCGTATCGTCAAAGGCGAAGTCGCGGCGCTCAAGTTCCATTCGTCGGCACCTCCTGGGCGGTAGTCGTGTCTTCGGCATCGTCTTCTGGCGTGCCGTCCGCTGGCTCGCCCGGCGTGTCCTGCGGCATCGGCTGCGGATCTTGCGGCTGTGGCTCGCCCGCCTTTTCCAGCGTGGTCATATTCAACTGAATGAAGTGCTGGTCGCCTTGCGGGCCAATCGGGTTGAGGTTCTCGAGCTCACGAATCTCGTTCACCGTCATCCAGCCATTCTGCAAGGCGGAAACGTAGTAGGCAGACCGGCTTGCGTGGTCGCCGCGAAGCAGGCCACTCACGCTGTGCTCTGCGAAGTATTTCTCGTCATCCACGATGAGGTCACGGCTGATGGCCGCTTCCCACCGCTTCAAGTGCGGGAGTAGGCAGTGCTGCACAAACTCGGTGCCCTGCACTTCAATGTTGTTGAACGTGCTGCGGTCCAACATCTGGATCATGTGCGGCGGCACGCGAAACGCCCGGCAGATTTCAACCACTTGGAAAGCCCGGCTCTCAAGCATCTGGGCTGCTTCGTTGGAGCCGCTGAGCTCGTGGGCCTTCACGCCGTTAGGCAGCACAGCTGTGCGGAAGGCGCGGTCAGCACCACGGTGCATCCGCTCCCACTGCTCGCGGAGTCGCTCGGCCGCCTCAATGGGAATCGGGTTGTCGCTCTCCAGCACGATGCCGGGCCGGGCACCGTTGCCGAAGTACGTGCTGCCGTGTGTCTCAAGGGCCTGGGCCAGGCCAATGGCGTTCTGAAAAATCTTGTAGGTGGGGATGGCCTTTATGCCGTCCTCGGTCGTGAATCGCAGGGCGAATATCTGCTCCTGGCTGTAGATCGTCTGCTGCCCACTTGGCTCGCGGTAGCGATAACGCAGCGTGCCGTCAGTCAGCCGCTCTGCCTCCATGCGGCTGGAGTGCAGCGGCCACAACTCGGACACAGCACCTCGAGCACCTGGGCGGATCTCGGCGTAGCTCGCACCGTAATGCAGGTACATCCCGGTCATCCAATCCCGAAACTCCTGAGCCGTCTGCCATGGGTTTGGCTGCTGGTGCAGGAGCCGATAGACAGGATGGCTCGTGGCCTTCTGTTTCCCGCCGTTGGCCATCCGCTCGTAGATGTGCAGCGGCAGGGCTGATACCGCATCCGATATGACGCGGATGCAGGCCGTGTAGGCCGAGCACGCCATGGAGTTGTCAGCGTTGACGCGGATGCCGGAAGGCGTGCGGCTGGAACTCACCTCGGGCCAGTCAATGCCGCGAAGGTCAAACATCTTGAAGTCGGCGGCGGCGTTTTCGCTCATAGAGTCACGATGTCCCAGGACTGTTCTGGCGTGGCTGCGGTTGCCTTCTGCCACAGCCCGATGGCCATGACCAGCGACACGATGCCGTCTATGCGTTCTGTGCTCTTGGCCTTGCTCGGCTTAATGTTTCCGGCTGCGGAATCCTGCTGGATGGCCACGTTGGAAGCCTGCCACGACAGCACTGGGTGCCCACCGTGCAGCACCTTCCCGCTCACAACAAGGTTCTCCAGCTGCTTGCTAGGTGCCGACAGAGAGCCGTAGCCCTGTCGAAAGTCTGACATGGGAAGGCCGTCGCCTTGCAGTTGTTGGCCGAGTTGCGCGGAGTTCCACGGGTCCAATCCGATGCCGCAGACCTTGTACTTGCTGGCTATGGCGTTGATGTCTGACCGCACTTGGTCAAAGTCGGTGACGTTGCCATCGGTCATGTTCAGATGTCCCTGCCGATGCCACGTCAGGTATGGCACTTTGTCGCGTCGCTCTCGCTGGTGGGCGTTGTCGCTCGGGATCCAGAAATGCGGCTCAATCCAGAACGTGCCATCATCTAGCGGGAAGAGCAGCACCAGGGCTGTGGTGTCAAAAGTCGTGGCCAAGTCCAACCCGGCCCAGCACTCGCGGCCCGCGAGATCCACCGGACAGGGCTTGTCGCCCTGCTGCCAGTGATCCATTCTCAACCACCTAGTTGACTGTTCCGTCCATTGGTTCAAAAAAAGTTGGCGAAAAACATTTTCATACGTCGGCATCTCAACCGCCCGAGCACACTCGCTCCGCAGGAAGTCCATGCGCACGGAAACGCCGAGGTTTGGATTGGCCTTCTTCCACGTCTCTTCGGCTTTCCAGTCATCCGCAATGTCGGCCGCATAGATGGCTGGCAGGAACGTCTCGTCTTTCACGGTGCCGGCGGCCACAGCCTCAGCGTATTTCCAGATTTCCCAGCAGACGCTTTTGCGGTCAAAGCCTGCCGTGGTGAGCGCCACCGTCAGCGGCTGACGCCGAGCACCTTGGCTGCTGAGCATGACTTCCCACATCTCGCGGTTAGAAACGTGGAGCTCGTCAAAGATGACGCCGTGAGCGGAGAGCCCATGTTGAATACCGGCCTCCGCACTCAACGCCTTGTACGTTCCGTGCGTCGCCTCTCGCACGATCGCGTTGCGGTACACCTTGAGATGCTGCCTCAGCACGGGCGACTGCTCGACGTAGACGCGGGCCATGTCAAAAACGAGCCGGGCCTGATCGCGTGAGGCTGCGCAGGAATAGACTTCACAGCCGGGCTCGTTCTCCATCAGCAGCTTGAGTGCGATTCCCGCGCATAAACTGCTCTTTCCATTCTTGCGCGGAATCGCCAGCAGGCTGGTGCGGACTTTTCGCACGTCGCCCTCTGTGGCAAAGAGCTTTCGCACGTAGTCCTGCTGCCACGGCTCAAGCGTGAACGGCTTGCCGCCGAGCTCGCCCTTGGCGTGCGTCAGGTGCTTGTGGAAGAAACGCACCGCCAGGCACGACGAGCACTTTTCGCACGGGTGCTCAAGCGAACATGCGGGCGTCTTCGTCGTCTGCTTGCGGGCCATTCTCAACCGCCGAAACGCGGGCCAGCGCCGAGGCCGTCAGGCCGAACTCGGCCGCGAACTTTAGCATCTGGTTTCTCGCGTCGCGTTTGCGGTTCCACGCCGGGTGATTGCTTACCCTACCCTTATCGTCCATGAACGTGGCCCCGTTGGCCTTGAGTTCACGGTCGGCCTCAATCATGTCCGCGAGCGAATCGCAGTAAGCGGCCAGCGTCTGTTGGTGCCTGGGGCTCATGACCTTGGACGCCTCAAGCATCGGCACGATCCGCTCCCACTCTTCGCGGGCGAGATCCGAGAGCCAGTGCGGAGCAGGCGGGATGCCCGGAACCGCGTCTATGCCGGACTTGTGCGGCCCCCTAACGCGAGCGCCGCGAAGCTTAAGCAGCGGTTTAGGCGTCGGCTTGCGGCCCTTGCCCATGTTGCAAACTCCCAATTTCGGCCCCGCGTATAGAAGCAGGACATTATGGTTTTCCTCAGACGGGGGGGTAGGGATCCGAACCGCCCCCCCTCTGCCGCTCAGCGTTGGTCTTTCGGCTGTGGCACGACACGCACCGGGCCGCTCCGTTGGTCACGTCATACCGCAGGTCAGGGGCCACACTTACTGGCACTACGTGATCTGCGTGCATGTCACGGCCATGGGCCACACGGCCGCAGTCAACGCATTGCCAGTGGCATCGGTTCAGCACCGCCTGCCTCCACGCCTTGTGGGCTGCTGAGCAATAGCCACGGGCTGCCGCGTTGGGCCTGGCCTCTCGCGTGCGAGGGCCAAGACGCAGCGGCCTATGGCTGGGTATCTTGGTAGGCACGTCAGCTCTTCAGCATCACCACGCCAGCGGTGCCCGTGCTGTTGGTGGTGGCCGAGACGATCTTGAGGTACTCAACGCCAAACACCTCATCGGGCAGGGCATACGCTCGCCCGTCCGTGCTCGATGCCGACAGAGTCAGGTCAGCCACGCTACCGTCAGACTTATAGAGTCGGCGGAAGGTTCCGGCCGTGCTGGTGCCAACCCACATCTGGAGCGTGCTGGCGTTCGTGCTCATCGTGCCCAGCGACACTACAGCACCAGCTACATCACGCATGTCCAGCGTGGTAGCCGATGCCGTGGCAGTGTGTAGGGTGATGTCAATGTCACGGTTCTTGCGGCTCAGAATGTTGTCGGCCATGGGTAGCTCCTGTGGGGTCTATGGTATGGGCTCGCAGGCTTACTCTTGCAGTGACTCTGGCACCAGTTGCGGCACGGCTTCTGTGGCAAACTCAAGGTCTGCCAGTGGGATCACCTCCACGCTGGCGAAGTTCGTTGCATCCAGCCGCGCGAACCCGGCTGCATAGATGCCGCCTTCCGCGAGGCACTGCGGTAGGATGTCGGCAACGTGGCACCAGCGACCATCGGCTAGTGCGGCAGGGTACACGGTGCAGCGAGGGTCGCCGTACCATGCGTGGTAGTTGAGCATCTTCTGGGCAAGGGCGGTGTCGAACACAATCGCCAGCGTCTGGAGCGTGGCGGTGTCAGGCAGCGGAGTGGCTAGGAACTCTGCGAGGGTCATACTCGCCCCATTGCGGATTGAAATGCTTGCATGGCGGTGTTGTAGGCAGTCACCTGAGCGGCTGTCATGCCAGCACCGATGCTGTATGCGGCCATTCGACCGTTGTAATATTCGGTCGGCCCGTTACGGGCGAAGACGAAGAAGGGACTCGCGCCAGTAGTTTCGGAAGTGCTGAGTTCGCTTGTGCCGATAGACACAGCATCGTCGTACAGCGTCAAGAGCGTCGTACTTGTACGGCTTGCCAGAATCAATCCGCCGTTTGTGTTGGTACGGTTATTCGCAATCGCGCTGCTTGCCTTGCCAAGTTCAGTCTGTATTCCGTAGTTGGGTGCAGTAGAGCCAGACAACTGAAGGAACAGGCGATAACGCTCTGTAGTGCCGTTGAACAGCACGCCGACCAGAGTTCTTGCCGACGCAATGTCCTGCGTCCCAGTGATAAAAGACGAAAGGTGGCAGTTGGCAGCACCGGGAAGTTGATCGACGTTGAAGCCAGTGTTCAGATACTTCGTTGATCCATTCCCCGTCAGCCCGCCACTGGCCCCCGTCTCCGCGTAGTCGGTGCCGACGCCGACGAAGGCGTTGTTGGTGTCGGTAGTGTTTCCATATTGCGTGCCGCCCAGCGACGGCCCTCTGAACAGGGGGACGAACGCACCTTGGAAACTTCCGCAGAAAAGATTGAGCCGGTAGAAGCGGTCGCGGATGCCAGCAGATGCGATAGCCGCGCAAAACTTTGACACCGCCGACAGGGTTGATCCTGACACGGTGCCGCCGTTCGATACCACGCGAGCCGCCCATGCCGCAGCTTCCGGGTGAACCGTGGCTCGCGGCCGCAGTAGTCTCGGGCTCATTGGCATGGCTTAGTCCTCCTGCTGTTCCGTTGCTCGAGGTTGTAGGGCATACAGCAACCGCGTCTGCTCGCTCACGGCCTTGCTGATCTCGCGTTGCGTCTCGCTGAGGCTCTTCACAAAAGCCCTGTGCTCTTCCACAAGAGGTAGCAAAACATCGGCGCGAAGCACCCAGCCGCAGGCAATGGCTACCAAAGTGGGAAATCCCCACCGCTCCATAATGCTGTAAAGCGTCTCTTTCGCTTGGTCGGTCACTGCATGGCCTCCAGCATCTCGCCACGATTATCCAGCCACCGCTGCACGATTTTCTTGACGATCTCGCTGATGATGGCCGCCAAGATGATGCTGGCCAGAAACCCCATGCCATACTCACGCTCTTGGCGTTCGAGCCTGCGGGCGAAATGCTTGGCGACGATTTGCGTCTGCCCGGCATCGCACTGGTACAGCACCGGAATGGGCCACTCTTTCAAGGCTCGCTCCACAATGCGTCCAACACGCTCACGGCCGAGCAGATGCTTACGCATCGGCAGCGAGTCCCACACGTCCGCAACGAGTTCGTCGCGCGTCATTTCTTGCCCGTTCCTTTGCAAGTAGGGCAGGTGATCTTGATTTTCCCGTCACCAATGAACCCATCCACGCAGTTGTCACACTCGTCGCTGGCCGGCGTCGGGGCGATCTCGTGCCGCAGCTGCGTCACCATGCGGGCTGTCTCGCAGGCCATGTCAGCGGATACGCCGTGGTCATCGGGTAGGGTGGCCACGCATCCAATCAGCACGACAACGAGGCAGATAAGGAATCTCACAGCACACCTCGCAGCCAGTTGTCAGGCATCGCCGTTGGCTTGAAGCCGCTGTACCCGGCGTAGACGTAGGAGTCACGACCGCTCAGCATCTTGGTGGCAACTTCGGCATCGACCCAGAATGAGCACTTACGGACGACATCCGGCATCGTCTCGGGGAAGTGCTTTCCCACCGTGTTGGAGTCGCCCCACGAGTTGGCACACAACAGGCCGGGCCGCTTGCCAAACCGCACGCCGATAAAACACATGCAGTGCCACCAGACGCCACCCGGCTTGCAGAAGCCGTCAGCGTCGCGGCTCATGCTGAAGCCCTGGCCGCTGCACACGACAACCGGGTATCCGTTGCTGATGGCTTTGGCCGCCTCAGTAAACGACGTGGCCAGCGTTGTCTCGGAGCATCGCCTTTCCTTGGCAAACGGCTCAAGCACGTCGGGCACGCCGTTGCGGCCCCAGTCGCGTTCCCGCTGACTGCTGTGCTTCTCAAACACAGTGCCGCCGTAGTTCACGCCGTAGTGCAGGGCACCGTAGTCTCGGACGCTCTTGGCCGCGTGGAAGCCCGTGCTGCCATCGCCGCCAGTGTTTGACTTCTGCCCGCGAGCCTCAACCCGGCTGAACCCGTACAGGCTCGCTTCAATCGTGCGGCCGTTCCACGCTTCGGGCTCTTTCCGCCAGTGAATGTCCGTCGCAGCGAGCACGTCTACGGCCAGGCTCGCGCCCCAGCCGACGCACGAGCCCACGTTGCCCTGCGAACCTCGACGCCAGGACGGCATGCACTGAAGCAGGGCCGGGTACAGCATCACGTCTTGATCAGCGGCCTTGAGATCAGGCCCGGCTGATGCGAGCGTTGGGTGTGGCAGCGTTGCCACGAACGCCTCAGAGCCTTCCGGGTCGGGCACATAGCCCATGCCGTGCTCGGTCATGCGTCAGCCTCCGTTGACGCCGGCCCACGCCACGGCCTTCGCAAACGCTGCGTAACGGCTTCGCACGTCAGCCGTGACCGAAACCACGTCCACGCCAATAGCCTGCCCGTAGGCGGCCTCTACGGCCTCCCTGAGCCCTGCCACTGAGCCGGGCGCGTGCTGGCCGATGCGCCGCCATGCGATTTCAATGGCCAGCGTGGTAAACATCCGCAGCGAGCGAGTATCGGTGAAAACCACTTCGGTGGTCACGGCATCGCCGGCCACGACGGTGGCGGCCTTGTTCCACGTCTGAGCCCACAGCATCCGGTCGCCCATTGGCAACGCCTTGAGGGACTCGGCCACGGGCCTCACCAGCTGCTGCATCTCCACGCTCGGAGTCTCCACGTCCACAGTGACAGCAGGAGCCGCCGGAAGTCTGGGCATCGGGATCTGGCCCCATGCCGCCGCAAGAATCAGCAACGCCGCTGCGATTCTGCCGAGGCTGGAGCGTTCGGCGTAGCAGGCTTCGGCGGCCTGAGAGAGCCAGCCGGCGATTGTTTCCCGATACGGGGCGGCCAGCAGAGCAACTGCCGCCACCACGGCAGCAAGGCGTATAACGCTGTCATCACTCAACGGACGGCCTCCACTTGCAGCAGGCACCACCGGACGAGCTTCTCGCCTTCCTTGGTCTTCAACAGATCGCCCAGCAAACGCACCAGCTGGTCATCGGCCTGGGAGTTTGTCTTGGACGCAAGCCACTCGGAAGCCTCACTGACGATGATGCTTCGCTTGTACGGGTCTGCCTCGTTGATGAACCGCTGGCCGTAGCCAATGAGCGGCGACCAAGCCTGCAGCAGGGCGAGTTGCTGCCATATCGTGAGTTTCGATCCGTACTGTTCGAGCTCGGCGGGCGTGGCTTCGTATGCAGGCATGGCTAGTCCTCCGCTTCTGATTGTGCCTCGCCGTCCTCGTCTCCTTGCAGTGGCGGCGTCACGTTGACGATTTCATTCATCCAGTCGTAGGCAGCGTCGTAGGCGTCCTTGGCCTCCTCGTGGGCTTCCTTTCGCTCTAGCCGAAAGGGCTGCTTGAAAACCTCCTCATCCAGCAGCTTCCCGTTTCCATCGGTCATGTAAATATAGGCGTACAGCTGCCCGTATTCGATGACGATCCGACGCAGCACGTCCTCTTTGCCTCGCGGGGCGTTCACGGTCGTTCCTCCCACACGTCACAGTCGCCGTTGTATTCCACGTCTATGTGCGAACGAGTCGCGCTATCGAGCGGTATGCGCTTCATCGAAAACGCCTGAGACTTCACAACTCGCCGCTCTTCTTCCACGTCCTTGCTCCACGTCGCCTGGATGCGGATGCACGCCTGCTGAATCTCTGTCGTTGTGGGATCTCGCTGCCTTAGT